AACTGTTTGTCATATAGAGGTTAAGGAAAGTTTATGTCCTGATGATTTTATGCCTTATTGGTTAGGTCAATTAAACAATCAGAATGGTGAAACTCCTTCGACAATTCCATTCGCACAAACCGTAACACAGGAAAAAATCGCGTCAATTGCTGCAGAATATGAAAAATTATACTGGCAAGGTGATATAGATGGTGGAACAGGTAATATGGTTAAATGTGATGGTATTTATATTAAATTAAGTGCTTCAACTGCAACATATGTAGCAGCTTCATCAGGAGCAACTACTGCAGCCAACGTAATAGCAAAACTTACAGCGATGGTTCAAGCGTTAGATGAACGTATAGCACAAAAGGCTGGACTTTGTTTCTATGTTCCAGAATCAGTTTATACTGCTTATATTTTAGCAATATCAGCATTAAATCATTTTAATTTCTATGCACAGAATACACCAGCAGGGGTAACAATCTTTGAAGGTTTTCCAAATATAGAGATTAGATATACACCAGGTCTTAGAGGCACAAATTATATTATATTATGTGAAAAATCCAATTTGGTTTGGGTTACTAACTTAGTAGGTGAAATGGGAGAATTAGAATTGCTTTGGGATAAAGAAGAAAAGATAATCCGTTTCTATGCAGCCGCAGCAATCGGTGCTGGAATTATACAACCTGAGTTGGTTGTTCATAATATTCCAGGAATTTAATCTGTAAAGATTAACAAAAAATAAAAATTAAAAAAAATGGCAAATTGTAGTAATATAGCAGGTTATGTAAGAGGTTGTGATAGAAGTTCAGGTGGTATCAAAAAAATCGCTTTTTTTGAATGGGCTGGATTGGATTTAACTGGAGCAACAATAACAGCTGGAGTTATTTCAGGATTGACCGTATATACTGGTTATTCAGGATATACATATGATTTCTTGGAAGATAATTCAAACTTTACTTTCCCTGCAATTGGAGATGGTCTTTTAGCATCAACTTCGTGGCAGCAAACCGTAACATTAATTTTTAGAAAATTATCTACAACTCTTTTAAACGAAATGTATGAACTTTCTAAAACAAAATTCGTTGCAATCGTTCAAGATTTCAACGATGGTTATTGGTTTTTAGGTAAGGATAAAGGTTTGAGAAAAATAGCAAGTGCAGGTGGTCAATCAGGTCAATTACTTGGTGACCTTAATGGTTATACATTAGTAATGCAGGCAAATGAACCTCATACCGTATATCTAATTGATATATCGGCAACATCTTCAGTAGATGCTAAAATTTTAGCATTATTCGGTTATTAAAATTAAAATTAAATAACAAAAATTAGGGGAATTATTAAAAATAATTCCCCTTTTTTTATTTTTTAATAAATTAAAAAAACTATATATAATAGTAATCATTAAAAATTATTAAAAAATAATAAAAATTATTAAAAATGTCTATAAGATTAGAAAAAAACAATAGTAGTAATCAAAATTTTATTACAACTTTATATCCCCAGACTGGTTCAACATTTTATTTTAAGTTTACTTATCCTCAATCAGGTGAAATAATAACAAAAACATTAACAGATTTAAGTTCTGTAAATGAAAGATATAATAAATTTGTAATAACTACATTAACTGGTTCAACTGGATTAACAAACATTCAATTTGATTATGAAGGGTGGTGGAATTATGAAGTATATATAAATTCTGGTTCAACATCAGTTTTAGAAAAAGGTAAAGTTTTAATATATAGTGACTTAACACCAACAAAGCAAGAATATACAATAACAACAAATAAATATGTTTATAAAAGTTAAAAATAAAAAATAAATAATGGAAAAATCAAGTAAATTATTCTTTTCTACAATTCCTGTTATATATTCCCCCGACTGGGACCTTCCAAAATTTCAGGAACGTTCAGGGTTGGAGTTTGTAAATTATGGAACAAAAAATAGTTTTCCACAGGAATTATTAGATTTATATAATCAATCCTCTATACATCATTCAATTTTAGAAAGTAAATCAAATATGATTTATGGTGAAGGTTTGGAACAAATTGGAACATTTTCACAAAATACACAAAAATTTTTAGATAAATGTAATCCTTATGAATCGTGGAATGATATTGTAAATAAAATTATTAAAGATTTCATAATATTTGGTTTATCCTATATTCATGTCCGTTGGGATCGTGGTCGTAAGACAATAGCAGAAACATATCATATAGACGCTTCACGAATTCGTTGGGGTAAAATGGATGAAAATAAAAATATAAATGAATATTTTTATTGTAAAGATTGGTCAAGAAGATTTCAAAATAAAATAGATATAATACCTTCATTTAATCCAGACGAACGCGGGGAACCAGATCAAATTATACCAATTCTATCATATACACCAGATATAGATTACTATACATATCCTACATATATTGGTGGATTAAAAGCAATTACAATCGATATAGAAATAGATTCATATCATTTAAACAATTTAAAGCAAGGTATGTTCCCTATGACGTATATAGGATTTCCATATGGTCAATTAACTGACGAAGAACGTAAGCATATTAAAGAAAATATATTAGACGAATTCGAAGGAACCAGAGGAGCAAGAAATATAATTGCGTTTTATGATCCAGGAGTAGATAACAAACCACAAGTTCAAACCCTGGAAATGTCGAACGCAGATAAAATGTTTAAAGAATTAAATGTTTCAACACTACAAAAGATTTTAATATCCCACCAGATTACAAATGAGAACTTGGTTGGTATATCAACTCCGGGAAAACTTTCAAATAATTCGGAGATTTTACAGAGTTATGAATTGTTTTTTAATCAATTTATTAAACCACAATCAAATATAATTTTAAAATCAATAAATAAGATATTTCTTTGGAATGGTATGAATGAAATAGAATTTATTCATAACAAACCTTTAAATGTTTCATTTACAGAAGCAACCTTAAAAGAGATTTTAACAAAGAAAGAAATGAGAAAAATGTTAGGAGTTCCACTTGTTCCAGAGGAAGATATGATGGATGATGAAGAAGATAAAACACCAACAGAACCAGATGAACCAGAAAAAATAATAGAAGAATAATGGAATATATTTATTTTATATCAGTTAATGACTTAAAGGATCGTTCACCTATACCAGAGGATATAGATGATCATTCCTTAGAAATTGCAATTATGGACGCACAGGATATGGATATTCAACCACTTATTGGAACCCGTTTATACTTATCATTAAATACAAAAGTAAAGGCAGGTTCAGTTACGGGAGTTTATAAAACTTTATTGGAGGAATATATTAATCCAGCACTATATAAATTCGCGTTATATCGTTCATATAAGTTTTTATATTCAAAGATAAAACGTTCAGGAGTTGTTCAACAAGATACACCAAATTTAGCGTCAGTTGATGAAAAAATTATAGAAAAATTAGAAAGAACAATTCATTCAGAGGCAGAATTTTATGCAGATAAACTTAAAAAATACTTAGATGATGAGATATTGAATATACCAGAATATTTGGATTATAATCCTTCAGGATTGAATGTTTATAATGAACCAGATCAAGAATATGATAAATACTTTGCTGGCATTCAACTTGGACGTGGATGTGAATGCGGCTGGAAAGAATTTAGACATTTACTATAAAAAAAATAATTAAAAAAATATGTTGTTATTTATCTATATACTTATTACTTATGGACTTACAAATATCGTAGCAAAGGAAAATATCTTTAAATTTTTTAGATTGTTTATACAAAAACATTCAAAATTCATTTATAAAATGATAAAATGTCCAACTTGTTTAGGCTTTTGGGTAGGTTTAATTTTATTTTTATTCATAAAACCATTTGATTTAACAATTTTAGATCCCATTTTAGCAGGATTTTTAACATCGGGAGTTTGTAATATAATAGAAAGTTTAAAAAATAACTTTGAATTAGATGAATAAAACATTTGAACATATAATAGAACGATTAGAATATATCAGTTTAACTGGTAATTCATATTTAAAATCTTTTAATTGGGGATATCCCTGGGAAATAGATAGTTATACAACATTACAATATCCTTCAATTTTTATAGATTGTTTAACACGTGAGCACGAATATACAAATGGAGTTTTTAATTTTAACTTTGATATTTATATTTTTGATTTGGTTGAGGAAGATAGTAGTGATTTAAAATATGTTTTAAATGATACACAATTAGCAGGTATGGATTTGATAAATTATTTAATAAATTATTCAAGTGTTAATGGTTTTAAAATAAGTAAAAGATATTTAGAAATGATTACTTTTAATTTGTTTAAAGAAAAATGGGGTAATCTGGTTGCAGGAGTAAAATTTCAAATGAAATTACAAGTTCCAGATGGTGGAGATTTATGTAAAAATATATTTGCTTAACTATGAATATAAAAGAAATAGTAAATTTATTTGGTAAGGAAATAATTATTAAAATGAAAGAAAAACTTATTTCAGGTGGTAAAGGTGATAGTAATTTTATTAATGAATTAAAATATAAAGTGGATCAACCAACAAAGGAACTTATAGAATTAGTTTTAGAAATGCCTGATTATGGAAAGTTTATAGATTCAGGACGTTCCCCAAATAGAAGAATGCCACCATCTGGTGTGTTATTAAACTGGATGAGTAGAAAAGGTATAAGACCAGAATTTGAATATGTAATAAGACGTAAAATAGGTATAAGAGGTATCCGTGCGGTTCCATTTTTAAATGTTTGGACTGATAACATTCCTTATTTTAATCAAAAATTAGAACAAGGAGCATATGAAGAATTAGAAAAAGAAATAGATACTTTAATAGATAAAATAAATAAAACATAAAATGACTTTAGTTAAAAGACAAGAACCAAATATATTAACACCTATAAATGATATAATACCAATTGTGTTTGCAAGTTCATTTTCAGAACAGAATGGATTTCGTTATAAAATACAACTTTTAAGTTCAGGTATGACTGAGATTGTTTCAATTTATACTTGGCCAGATCCAACAAATTCAGGAGTCTGTGCATATGACGCATCTATGATATATAAAAATTATTTAACCGAAGAAAAGAACTTTGACATCTATCAAATTGACGCAGTTAATAACAATATATTTACATATTTTAATTTTATTATAACAGAATATATAGGAACAACTTCGGGAGATACAATAAGTGGTTCAACTTCAAAGTTTTATTTATTCCGTGGTGTAAGTGATTATGACAATCAATTTAATGTAGTAAATTATACCTGTAATTCAGGTGTAACTGGTAAGTTTTTATCAAAGTGGATAGGTGATAGATATTATAAAATAGGAGATTATGGAGCAATAAACGTCCTATATGGAGATTTTTATCATACATCAGGGGATATAGGACAATACTGGGATAGAGTTAAAATAACATTATATAGTAATTCGAATTCAGTTTTAGGAACATATTACTTAAAACTTCCTGCACAAGTGCCTAACACAGGTATATTAACCATTCCACTTGGACCAAAGAATTTGAATCTCGCAACTACAAATGGATATATTTATACATCTGGAACAACTGCAATAAATACTGGAACAACTTTAATAGATAGTAGTGTAAATTATTATACTATGAATATAGTTTATTCAGGATCTTCTTGGAATGATTGTTCAGAAACATTAAAATGTTTTGTTGATAGTAATTGTAATCAATATGATGGAACATTGTTTTATTGGTTAGGTGACCTTTCAACAAATGAAACTTTTAAATTTGAAAAAAATAATTCAAAAACATTTAAAATTAAACGTGATGAAATTAAACGAAGATTACAAACATTAAACGCTTCAACAGGATTTGCATATTCAACAGGTGATAGAGAAAGAAAAAATGTAAATATATCAACTATTGAAGAACATACTGCGATATCTGGTTGGATTACAGATGATGTATCAAAAAGTTTAATGGAATTATATAGATCTCCAGAGGTTTATGTTATTAAAAATGATAAATTATATCCAATTATAATAACAAGTTCTGATATTGATGAAAAAATAGAACAGAATAATGGTTTATTTAACCATTATATTAACTATGAAATGAGTGTAGATATAAAAAATAACTTATAATCATTATGATAAATGTAGAAATTTTATTAAAAGGTTTAGGTTATTTAGAATTAGACTCAAATTTAACCAACGAATTTGGTATACAACTGGTTTTTAATGTAGATGACTTAAAAGATATTTCAGGTAGAAAATCAAATTACTCGAAAACAATAAAAGTTTTAGGAACAGATATAAATAACAAATTATTTACATTCGCGTTTGATATTCAAAGTGATGGAACATTTGATATAACATTAAAACAAGATTGCATTTTATTTATTAATCGTAATCCTATAATAGTAGGTTATATATCATTAAAACAAATAGAAAAAAATTATATTGGTGGAACATATCAAATCATATATTCAATAAATATATTTGATGAAATAATTAATTTCTTTGATGATTTAGGTGAAAAAAAGTTAATAGATTTGAACTTTGAAAGTGGTTTTACATTTCAAGGAATTACATATCCAGTTGGTGATCATATATTTAATTATACAAATGTAATCAATAGTATATATTCAGGTATATCTTTTCAAAACATATATGAATATCCATTAGTTAATTACAATTATAATTTAATAGGTGGTAAAAAATGGCCATATCAATCCGTTGGATTAAGTGAATTAAGACCTTCAATATATTATAGAACAATTATAGATAAGATATTCTATGATGCAGGTTATACATATATAAGTGAATTTTTAGATGGAACAACTCACGATGGATTGTTTGATAGAATTTTAAATATATACAATGGAACACAATTAATGACAAATGTAAATTGTTGTTTATTTATGACGGGGCCAGTTACTATAATTGAACCAAATTACATTAAAGATTTAACAAAAAATGATTATTATTTAGGAGGTTCTGTTTATGACTTTTATCATTATGAATTAGATGAAAACTTTTTTTATTCTGGTGGAACAGGAACAGGTACATTTCCTGCGACATCCTGTATAAGAGTTCCACTTGATGGAATATATACGGTTAAATTTTATATTGATATAGAAACCTCACCTCACACAGGAACTGAATTAACATTTTATAAATATTCAGTTGATGATTATAATACGAGTGGGATGATTGCACCTGAAGAATGGCAAATTACTTTATATGGAACAGGAGGAACATACGAATTTAGTGGATTAACATTGGTAAAGGATGATTTATTAGATTTTTTTATTCGTTCATCAACAAATCCTTTTGTTTGTAAAAATATGGCAATGGAATTAATTTATGTTCCTGATAGTGAAAATTTTGTAGATAAACGAGACACGACTTTACAATTAAATGAATTTCTTCCTGATATGAAACAATCAGATTTTATTCGAAGTTTAATTTCTGAATTCAATTTATATATTTGGCCAGATAAACTTGATGAAAAGATATTACACGTAGAACCACGTGATGATTTTTATAAACAAGGTTCAACGATAGATTGGACAAATAAGGTAGATTATTCAAAATCATTTTTAATAGAAAATTTAAATGATTTATTAAAAAAGAAAATTACTTTTAAAAATCAAGAGGGTGATGACCTTTACAATACACAATATAAAGATAAATATAGTATAGTTTATGGTGAAAAAGATATAGAAATAAACAACAATTTAATAAAAGATGAATCAATTATAGAAACAGAATATCAATCAATTCAATTTTATTTTCACGGATATGTAGCACCTTGGTTTAATAAAATTATTCCAGTTTTAATTCCTGATTTAGAGGTAAATTATTATAGTGAAATGACAGAAAAACTCCCTATGATAGGACTTATTTATAGTGAGGATTATGATTATACATATTGGAAACTTATAGGTGACCATAACGCTCCGATGACAACGGTTAAATATATAACACACGTAGATACATTAGGAGGTAATGTTTATGATTTAAACTTTTATACACAACACCAATTAGATGAATCAAGTATATATAACTTATTGATAGATTATAATGATAGAAATTGTTATAATGAGTTTTGGAAAAATTATGTAGAAAATATAACGAATAAAAATAGTAGAAAATTAACTTGTTATATAAACTTAAATTTAAAAGATATATTACAAATGGATTTTAGAAATACAATTTTTATTGATGGACAATTTTATTACTTACAAGAAATAAATTATGACCCTTCAAGACAAGAAAGTTCAAAATGTATATTTATTAAAATAGTGGAACCAGTTGAACTTGGTTCATTTGATCCTTCATTTTTACTTATAAATGATTTAGGAGATTATATTTTAATAGATAATGGTAATGGAAAAATTAAAATTACATAAATGGGTGATTTAAGAATAAAAGATTTAATATATCAAAATACATTAGATGGAACAGAACAACTCCCAATTGATGATAATACATATACAGATGCAAAGAAAACAACATTTGAAGATGTAAAAGATTATGTAATTTCATTTGTTTCAACTGGTTCAACCGCGTCAGGTGAAGCAATTAAATCCACTTACACCCAAACTGGACATGGATTTCTTGTTGGAACCGTTTTAGCACGTTCAGGTTTGACTTGGATTAAAGCAAGTGCTGATGATGATGATAAATTAGGAAGAATTATAGTTGAAAGCGTCCCAACCGCAGATACATTTGTAGGTGTTCAATCAGGTTTAATTACAATTTCAAGTTGGTCTTTAGATCCCGGTGAATTTTATATGGTTAATGAAACTGGAAATGGAACATTTGATAAATTTACAGGTCAAACATATACATTTTCAAACCCTATATTACAAGCAATTACTTCAACTTCAGGACATGTTTTGCCTTGGCGTCCAAGTGTTAATGGGGTAGATGGAACAGATGGTACATCAGGTAGTTCAGGAACATCTGGATCAAGTGGTATTAATGGAACATCAGGTAGTTCAGGAACATCTGGATCAAGTGGTATTAATGGAACATCAGGTAGTTCAGGCACATCAGGTAGTTCAGGAATTAATGGAACATCTGGTTCAAGTGGTATTAATGGAACATCAGGTAGTTCAGGAATTAATGGAACCTCAGGTTCATCTGGAACAAATGGAACCTCAGGTAGTTCAGGAAGTTCAGGAACCTCAGGAAGTTCAGGCACTTCTGGTTCTTCTGGAATTAATGGAACATCAGGAAGTTCAGGTTCTTCAGGTATTAATGGAACATCAGGTTCATCAGGTATTGATGGAACATCAGGAAGTTCAGGCACTTCTGGATCAAGTGGTATCAATGGAACATCAGGTAGTTCAGGCATTAATGGAACATCAGGAAGTTCAGGAACAAATGGAACATCAGGAAGTTCAGGAACAAATGGAACATCAGGAAGTTCAGGAACTTCTGGTTCTTCTGGAATTAATGGAACATCAGGAAGTTCAGGTTCTTCAGGTATTAATGGAACCTCAGGTAGTTCAGGCATTAATGGAACCTCAGGTAGTTCAGGCATTAATGGAACATCTGGAAGTTCAGGCACTAATGGAACCTCAGGTTCTTCAGGAACTTCTGGTTCTTCTGGAATTAATGGAACATCAGGTAGTTCAGGAACATCTGGATCAAGTGGTATTAATGGAACATCAGGTTCATCAGGTATTGATGGAACATCAGGAAGTTCAGGCACTTCTGGATCAAGTGGTATCAATGGAACATCAGGTAGTTCAGGCATTAATGGAACATCAGGAAGCTCAGGAACAAATGGAACATCAGGTAGTTCAGGTATTAATGGAACCTCAGGTAGTTCAGGCATTAATGGAACCTCAGGTAGTTCAGGCATTAATGGAACCTCAGGAAGTTCAGGCACTAATGGAACCTCAGGTTCTTCAGGAACTTCTGGTTCTTCTGGAATTAATGGAACATCAGGTAGTTCAGGAACATCTGGATCAAGTGGTATTAATGGAACATCAGGTAGTTCAGGAACATCAGGTAGTTCTGGAACTTCTGGATCATCAGGAAAAAATGGAACATCAGGAAGTTCAGGAACCTCAGGTAGTTCAGGAATTAATGGAACCTCAGGTAGTTCAGGAATAAATGGAACCTCAGGTAGTTCAGGAGCCAATGGAACCTCAGGAAGTTCAGGAACATCAGGTAGTTCAGGAATTAATGGAACATCAGGTAGTTCTGGAACTTCTGGATCATCAGGAATCAATGGAACCTCAGGTAGTTCAGGAACCTCAGGAAGTTCAGGAGTCAATGGAACCTCAGGAAGTTCAGGAACATCAGGTAGTTCAGGAATTAATGGAACATCAGGTAGTTCAGGAAAAAATGGAACATCAGGTAGTTCAGGCACATCAGGTAGTTCAGGAATTAATGGAACATCAGGTAGTTCAGGCACATCAGGTAGTTCAGGAATTAATGGAACATCAGGTAGTTCAGGCACTTCTGGATCAAGTGGAATTAATGGAACATCAGGAAGTTCAGGTTCTTCAGGTATAAACGGAACCTCAGGCAGTTCAGGAATTAACGGAACCTCAGGCAGTTCAGGAATTAATGGAACCTCAGGTAGTTCAGGAACCTCAGGTAGTTCAGGAACATCTGGAACAAATGGAACCTCAGGTAGTTCAGGAACCTCAGGTAGTTCAGGAACCTCAGGAAGTTCAGGAGTTAATGGAACATCAGGTAGTTCAGGAATTAATGGAACCTCAGGTAGTTCAGGCACTTCAGGATCATCAGGAACTTCAGGTTCTTCAGGTATACAATATTGGAATTCTGGAACTTCTTCAATATATTACAATTCTGGTATAGTTGCTGTTGGAACTGCAACTCCAGATACTACGAACGTTGCAGCATTTCACGGATATGCTGCAGGTGGAGGAACGACATCAGTACTTTTAATGGAATATGGTGCTGGATACGGCGGAACTTTTCGTAGAATTGTTAACAGTGCAGCAAATGCTTTATTTTTATTACAAAAAGCTCGTGGAACTTTTCCAACTCCAGCGGTAGTTCAATCTGGGGATTATGCTGGTATGGTTCGTGCTGAAGCGTTTGATGGAACCGCATACAAAGAGGTTGGATATATTAGATGGTCAACAACAGGAACTATTGCATCTGGTCAAACCCCTGGTATATGCACAATAGGAACATCAGATTCAGGTGGAACAGATACGGTAAGATTAACTATTGATTCTGCTGGTTTAGTAACGATTGCAGAAAATATGTTGGTAATAACAAAATCAAAAACTCCAGCATCAGCAGGTGCAACAGGTGTGACTGGTTCAATATGTTGGGATGCATCATATCTATATGTTTGCACTGCGACAAATACGTGGAAAAGGGTAGCAATTTCATCATGGTAAAAATACTATATATAAAAAATAAACAAATAAAATGTCAAGTCCAGTTTCATATCACGGAACATCAGGAACAAATGGAACCTCAGGTAGTTCAGGTATTAATGGAACATCAGGTAGTTCAGGCACTTCTGGTTCAAGTGGAATAGCAGGTGATAAATATTCGACAACTTCAGTAAATGTTTTAGATATTCCACAATCTCATCCAACCATTATTAATTTAACAGGTGGAACAGACTTATCATGGACAATTGGACAGGAAGCAATTGTAGCTTATGATGTAGATGATTATTTTACAGCCACAATTTCTGATTATAATACAGTTACAGGTGAATTTGTAATGGTAAGTTCTGATAATGTTGGAACTGGAACAACATTAACACCTTGGGAAATTAATTTAGGTGGTGCTCCAGGTCAATCAGGAACAGATGGAACATCAGGTAGTTCAGGAACATCTGGATCAAGTGGAATAGATGGAACATCAGGCAGTTCAGGAACAAATGGAACATCTGGTAGTTCAGGTACTTCTGGTTCAAATGGAACATCAGGTAGTTCAGGAACATCAGGTAGTTCAGGAACATCTGGTTCAAGTGGAACATCTGGTTCAAGTGGAACATCTGGATCAAGTGGAACGAATGGAACATCTGGAAGTTCAGGCACTTCAGGTTCATCAGGAACAAATGGAACATCAGGTAGTTCAGGAACAAATGGAACCTCAGGAAGTTCAGGAACAAATGGAACATCAGGAAGTTCAGGTACTTCTGGATCAAGTGGAATTAATGGAACATCAGGAAGTTCAGGTACTTCTGGATCAAGTGGAATTAATGGAACATCAGGAAGTTCAGGAACATCAGGTAGTTCAGGAACATCAGGAAGTTCAGGAACCCGTGGAACATCTGGTAGTTCAGGAACATCAGGAAGTTCAGGCACTTCTGGTTCATCAGGAACCCGTGGAACATCTGGTAGTTCAGGAACATCTGGTAGTTCAGGAACATCAGGAAGTTCAGGCACTTCTGGTTCATCAGGAACCCGTGGAACATCTGGTAGTTCAGGAACTTCAGGTAGTTCAGGAACATCTGGTAGTTCAGGAACATCTGGTAGTTCAGGAACATCAGGAAGTTCAGGCACTTCTGGTTCATCAGGAACCCGTGGAACATCTGGTAGTTCAGGAACATCTGGAACATCAGGTTCATCAGGAACATCAGGAAGTTCAGGAACATCAGGAAGTTCAGGAACATCAGGAAGTTCAGGAACATCAGGAAGTTCAGGCACCTCAGGTAGTTCAGGCACTTCAGGTAGTTCAGGCAGTTCTGGAACATCAGGAAGTTCAGGCACTTCAGGTAGTTCAGGCAGTTCTGGAACATCAGGAAGTTCAGGAACATCAGGTAGTTCAGGCACTTCAGGTAGTTCAGGCACTTCAGGTAGTTCAGGCACTTCAGGTAGTTCAGGCAGTTCTGGAACATCAGGTTCATCAGGCACCTCAGGAAGTTCAGGAACATCAGGAAGTTCAGGCACCTCAGGAAGTTCAGGCACCTCAGGAAGTTCAGGCACATCAGGTAGTTCAGGAACATCAGGTTTATTAACAACAATTGGAAATGATAAAGAAATTATTTTTAGAGATGATTCAACCGTTCCAGTTTATAATACAGATTCAGATTTTACTTTTGATAATTCAACAAATGAATTAAATTTAGGTGGTAATATTGTTTTTTCAGAATTAAAGGATCATACTATAAAAGTTGGAGATCGTGTAGGTGTTGATGTAGGTGGTAAAGATTTATATTTACTAGGAGGATTACACTTTGGTGAAAATGTAGATGGTAATGTTATTTTATCATATACAGGTGGAACAGCACAGGGTAGAGTTGGAATTAGAACAGACGCAAATTCCAGTTATGGTTTAACCGTTGAAGATAGTATAAATGTTATATCAGATAATTATTTTTTAAATGGTATAGAAACTATACAACAAGGTCAAGGGGATGGTTATATTCAGTATTGGTCAGGTGGAACTTTATCAGGTAATAGTAATTTAACAATAAATGATTTAGGAACATCTGGAACAAATGGAACCTCAGGTAGTTCAGGAATAAATGGTAGTGGTGGAATAGAATCAAATGCAAAAGTAGATGGTTATATTCAGTATTGGTCTGGAACTACTTTAAGTGGTGATAGTAGTTTTATATTTGGTAATGATACTTTAATTATAAATAATTCTACAATATCAACGACAGATATTAATTTAAATGTAGTTGGAGAAATTAATTTAACAGCAGAATCTGGAATAACAATTAGTACAGCAAATGGTAATATCGACGCTGTTCTAAATTTATATGGCAATTACGCAGGTTTAACTTCATATAACGATTTAAATTTACTATCAACTGATGGAGATGTAAATATACTTTCAACTGCATTTACTGGAGAGATTGATATAATTACGTTAGGAGATATCACATTAAATGCTGGTAATAACGTTGATATAACAGCAAAAAAATTAAATATAGAATGTAATATATATAATAATAGTGGTTTAACTATAAATAGTTTAGATGATATAATCTTAAATCCAATCTTACATCAAGTTGGAATAAACAATACAACACCTCAATATACATTAGATTGTGATGGTGATATTCGTATAACAACAGGAAAAACATTTTATTTAGGTGGAGTTTCAAGTGGATCTGCACCAGGGGGTATGACTTATAATAATTCGGCAATTGAATTTAATACACCTATAAGAACCGTTAGAACAAATCCAAGATATGAATTTCAAGGATATACAGCAAGTACATCTGGATCAATTACAGGATATATTTCTGTACTAATCGATGGAGCATTACATAAAATACCAGTAGTAAAAGCATAAAAAATATAAAATAAAAAACTATATATAATAGTAACAAAAAAATAAATAAACAATATGGAACCTTTAGCAATAATCGAATTAGTAGCAATCATTTTAACATTTGGTGGATCATTAATAGGAATTTATTTAAGATTGAATAATTCAATAGTTAAATTAGAAACTGAAATACAATTAAAATTTAAAGAATATGATAATAAATTAGAAAAATCAGAAGGATTACAAAATAGTTCGGATAATGAAAATAAATATCAACATAACAGAATAGAAAAAGATTTTGATAGTGCTATTGATAAATTGGAACGTTCAAATGATTTAGCCCATGAAAAAATTATTATTAAATTAGATGATTTAACAAAATCATTTAATGATTTTAAGGTTTATATTGAAAAAAGATTTAATAATTTAAAATAGAAAAAATTAATATTTTTATATTAATATATAAAATAAATAATATAAAAATATGAAAAATTATATAGATGAAACAGAATTTACATGTGATATTTTAATAGCACAAAAAAATGAATTAACAGAAAAATTACAATTAGATATTTTTAAAATATGTATAAATATAAATAAAATATTTAAGAATATAAATACTCAAGACCGATGTGATATGATATTAGAAAGTTTCCTTCAAGTGGTTTTAAATTATAAATATTTTAATTATTATAGATTTCAAAACGCTTTTACTTACATATCACAAATTATTAAAAACTCCCAAAAAAGAACCCTCCTAAAACTTCATAATAAAAAATATCAAAAAATTAGTAAAAATGGATTTGATTATAAAAAAATTAATTTTATAGAATTTAATAAATATGAAAAATCAGATTATTTAAATGATGATAGTTATGATTAAAAAAATTAAATTATATGATAGAAGAGATAAGAAAAAATATAAATAAAATTGATTATTTTATTAAAATATATTTAGAACAATCAAATAAAAAACAATTTTTAGATGATTTTAAAAATGAACTATTAAAAGATAATGAAAAATGTTTAACATTTATAGAATTTATTAAACAACAAAATTTTATTAATAGAACCAATAAATCTAAAATAAATATAATTAAAAAGGACGAAAAAACATTTATCGCTTATGGTGACTTAAAAGGTTTAGATGATATATTTTTAAAATATAAATGTATATTCAAAAATGAATTTAAATCAGAAAAATTAAAATCAGATAAATACATAGCGTGTTGGATTATTCCTTTAAAAAATATAGATTATATTAAAAAAGAATTAAGAAAAATAAATTACTTTTAAGTAATAAAAATTTACTATATATATATAGTAGTAGGTTTTTCATGTTCCTGCTATAAATTCTTTAAGTTCATATTTTATTGATTATTTTTTAAGAAAGGTCCCTAAAATTAGGGACTTTTTTTTTTAACATTTTTTAACAAAAAATTAACAAAATAAATTAAACTTTTTTAAATTTAAATACTATAAAAAATCCCCCTTAAGTAATTAAGTAGGAAAGTAATTAAATACCCCCCCCCCCCCCAAATTTTTTTTTATTTTTTTGTTTTCCTTGGCCCGCCC